ATCTCCTATGTTAGATCTACAATTTCACATACATCTCCCGTACACGCCATAGTCTGCATGGCAACAGTGTTATCTTCTTTCTCGTAGTTAGAAAGCTCGCTCCAAGCAATACTAGAAGGCATCAAAGAAAGTAAGTCTTTGTATTTAACTTCTTCAACCTCTTGATAAGGTGCTTGTTGATAAGTGTGCTCGTTGTAAGGCAAGAAGGATACGCCCGACATTTCGTCAAAGTATTTGTACACAAAGGCACCTACTTCAAACCATTCATCTTTTCGGACATTTATCGTAACGCTTGGTTTATGTTCACACCATGAACGTTGATATGCTAACCAAGTTTCTAGCTGCTCAATGGCTGTCATATCTTCAGTAACCACTGCCTTAGTCGGAGACTTCACAGGGAAACTAAATACTGTTGTTTGATCTGGCTTCATAACACAAGGCTCACTAGGTATACCTTGATCTGTCATGAACTGTGTTAGGGGATCTTTATTATCACCACGCACAGTACGGATATAATAGGGACTATGGCGAGCATGTATGCCACTGGCACTATCCACCAATTGCGATACCGTGCCCGAAGGCTTGACGCATGTAATTGCAGCAGCAACAGGTATACCAAGACGGTCAGCCCATTCAGCATTAGTAGAAACACAAATCCCACGAAGATGTTCAAGAGTCTTCTCCAAGCCTTTGTTCTTAGTAGTCATTAAAGGATTGTCCATTATCCCTGTAAGTGACACACCCAACAGACGCTCTTCTTCTGTGTTCTTGTTCCACACCTTACGCAAGTATGGAAACTTGGTGTAGGTGGATTGTATGGTTCCCAGAATCGTAGCCAGTCTAACCTTACGTTCAAGGTCTTCAATAGTATCTGTCGCACGGATAACAACTTCCGTAAGATTACAGAACTGATTTGGTCTAAGTATGATCTCACTACACGGGTTAGTCCCGAACTCATAGTTAGGATCACGCCGACCATTCTTTTCAGCTTGCTTCTTACTTGCTTGACGATTGAATACACCACGTTCTCCACTTCCTGATTCTACTAATGCCATCCACTCACGCATAAACGACACAGCATCTGGCTTCTCTGTGTAGCTTACAGAGTTATTAGCTAAGGCACGTTGTGGGTCATTCTCCCACCATGCACCTGACTTAGCGTGGCGCATACGATCATCTGACAAGTTAGACAAACTAATCATGGCTGACCTACGTACACCACCCACGACAACTACCTCACCAATCTTACACATGATGTCGTGACACTCAATGCTAGATAGCTTACGTCCTTGTGCATTCTTGAATGTATTAATAACAAAGTTAAACAACTCAACAAGAGGGGCTGGCCCAGAGGCTCTGCCACCAAAGGTCTTAAGCTTTGCACCTGCAGGACGTACCAAACCAATATCCCACTGAGGGATTTCACCAGCCCAGAGGAGAGCAAGAACTTGACGAAGAGCTTTAGCCCAACCTTCCTTACTGTCTTTGACAACGATAGTGGTCTCACTATAGAACAACTCAGGGATCTCAGGCAACTTACTAACAAACTGCCGCTCGACACTGAAGCCGACACCAGTACCACAGAGCAAGATAAACATAGCCTCATCGAAGGACTTAAGATCATCTACGGGTAGGTAGCTACAGTTGTACATACAGGTGTTGTCACGGGAAGCGGCAGGACCAGCTGTCATAAGTGACCGCATAGATGGCATCACCTCTAAGCCAAGTATAGCATTCTCAAGCTGGTCGATGTAACTGTTGTCACCTGCTACAGGCTTAACGATGTTGTCGATGTAACGGGATACTGTCTCACCCCAATTCTCTCTTCGTCCTTCCTTGTCTAACCATCGTGCATACCGGGAGGTAGCGATGAATGTCTGATAGTCTGTTGGTAGTAGGTTGCTCATTCACCTCGTCCTCGCATTGTTTTATCTTCCTCTAACCAGATCATACGGTCAATGTCTTCTCTGTTTATTCCAATGTCCTTTAGTTCCCTATCTGACATTTGATTGAGTATCTTGACTGCCTGTCGGTGCTCAGACCACATGACACAGTACCTCAGGAACCTAACTACAATATTGTTTACCCATCTCTTCTTCATCGGTTATCCCCTGATCCCTTAATCACACCTCGTTCAGCACGACTGTTCAGCTTATCCATGTTATACTGTAGCACTTCTGGCAGGTTACTGTAGAAGTAATTAGCTAATGCTGTAGCATAGAACACAACATCACCTAACTCTTTAACGATTTCTTTCTGACTTACCTTGGTATCATCTCGTAGATACTTCTTGATCTTCTCTGCTACCTCGCCAGCCTCACCAGCTAAACCCAATGTGTTTTCCATTAGGCGTTTCTCACCTCGTGTTGTGATCTTACCCTCAACCCAATAGGAGTAATCCATAGGGGTTACATCCACAATCTTGAAAGCATCTATGTCCTCTTGTGTAATCATATTACAGTCCTTTAGTTGTCATTGTCTATCATGTCTATTGGTACATCTTGGAAGAAGAAATCGTCTAGCTCAATGTCACCCCTGTTAACAAGGATGTCTAGTACATCTACCTCTTCTAAGTCTACCCTATCTAGGACTCCAAGCAGCCCGTAGCTAGTAATTAGTAACTCAAGTTGTCCTTTGTAGTCGAACATCTGCTCACCTTAATGTTTATTAGAAGGGATCATGCGTCATACACGTAGTCGCCGCCTATGGTGACCCCCTCAATGGTTGAAGATACCTTGTTTGATTCAGCATAGGCATCATCGAAACTATCGTATAGCATCTCCGTATGTTCTAGATCACCGTCAACCTCAGCTAAGTAAACTACACAATAAGGTTGCTCACCTGTGCTGTCGATGGTGTACTCTGGGTGTTCGAATGGGCCTTCAAGAACCTTATGCAAGGTGATCTTCATTTCCTTTTCCTTTCTCGTAGCCATGTATCAGGTATAACTTTGTCTGCGTACTGGAAGCCATGCTTCTTACACCACATACCATAGGTGGTCTTGCTACCTTTGTACAGCTTTGCTTTACTATTTGTAAAGACAAACCTTATATCGTACTCAGGGTGTTGAGACTTAACTGCAAGGTGTTTAGCTCTGTCCGAAGAAATGAACCGTCCCTTGGTCTCAACTACAATACCATTGCTAAGAACAAAGTCAGGTGTGTAGGTCTTTATCTTAGGATCTACCCACTTGATCTTTAGTTTCTCGTACTCGAAAGGGACACCCTTCTTTTTAAGGAAGGTAGCTGTGTCCTCTTCTAGTCCTGACCTATACCCAGCAAGTAGTGCTCTCTTCCTTAACTTACTCCGCATCCAAAGGAACCTCTGGAACCTTAGGCTCATACACTACATCAACCAAGTACTGTGGGCCGAAACTGTATATGAACTTACGGGCCTCAGGCCAACACTCTTTCTTGAACTCACAGTAGCTACACATCATAGGCAGCTTAGTGTTCGGACTTGACTTGGACTGAGGTACTGGTTCGTAGCGTTCAGACGGGATGTCTCCTGCTACTAAGTCCTTAGCCTCTAGCATTTCATGCTCTTTGGTCTTTAAGTCCTCTGTGAAGTCATGCACATCAAGGCAGATATGTCCGTTCTGTTTGTCGATAGCAAGGAAAGCACCGTGTGTCTTATTTGTCACAAGTGGATCATCTTTACCTGCATACACATACGAACTAAGCTGGCTGATGTAGCCGAAAGCGTCATCCTCTCGTAGTGTACCTTCCTTGAACTTCTTGAAGGCGAAGGAACTACAAGACTTAACATCCACAGTCATGCCGTTAATCACACAGTCACGATGTCCTTTGATACCGTGAACATCAAGACGATCCTGTTGTCCTTTAACATCATGACCGGCAGCGATAGCAATGGCAAGTGCAAGCTCTTCGATCATGTCTCCGTAGAAGAACTTGAACAAGGTACTAGCATTGAGTGGGATAGAGGAGTCAGACTTGTTGACTTTGTACCACAGTTTACGTTTACATGGTGTCCCGATAGAGGACAGTGAGAGATAAGCCCTAGGTTCTTGGGGCTTACCGAAGCGTTGGTTAGCAGCCAGTGAGATGTTGGAGCCTAGGGTAGAACCAACTACCCCAGACCAACCACCTTCACCCTTGATAACCTCGTGCATGTCAGCAACAAGTGTATCAATGGTTTTCATATTAGAAGCCCACCGCTTCGTTCTCCTTAACGTACTCTACAAGTTCGAGTACCTTAACACTGACTAGGCTAGTACGAGCATACTGCTTACCGTCACCACCTGTGAATGTAGTAATCAGGTTAGTACACTCAGCTACAGTACCGTTACCGATAGTACCCATGTCTTCTGTCCAAGGGTTACCATCCTTGTCTGTGACCTTAGGCTCACCACCTGCTTGCTCAAGTACACTACCGTCTTTCTTGAGAACCTTGTGTGGACGGACGAACTTAACTACCATCTCGCCTTCCATGATACGCTTCTGGTTAGGTTGCTTCTGTGAACCTGAGTCTTTGAGGCGTGACATCATCTCCTTGTCGAGGACTTGGTTGACTGTGTAAGCACCCTCAGTCTTCTGATATGCACCACCGTACCCTTCGAGGTCTCGGTTACCCTCTGAGAGGCGAGCCCATTCGATTGGGCCAGTTGTTGTTACTTCTTTGTATGTTGTCTTAGGCATTGGTTTTCCTTTGATTGTTAGGGGCCATACTTATATATTAATACGTACAGTAGTCGGTGTCAACAGTTAATGTGTATCTTTCCAAGATTTTCCTATGGAAGATTCACCAGCGAGGGGACACATAATTCCTAGGTGTAATCCCGCCCACTCAATAGCATCTCGTTGTATCTTAGCTAACCTTTCGGCATCTTCTGAACTCCCTCTTATCTCTGTTTGCCATTCGTCATGCACCCAAGTACATACCTTAAAGTCTAGGCCTTGGTTGCTTGCCTCTTCCATCCAGCGTCTTGTTGCATACTTCATAACGAGTGTCTCCCCGTTCTGCAACATACCCGCTAGTGTCTTGTGTTCGCTGGGTACTACAACCCTGCGTCCATCATAACCTTTGAAGTAACCCTGACTTGCTATCTCAGGGATAACTTTCTTCTTTAGTCTAGACAGTCCTTCAATACTCTCAGTGAAGTTGTTGACTGCCTTACCTGCCTGACCCATGTTAGTCTTGAGGATCTGTGCAATCTTAGCTGTACCTGCTCCTAGTAGGAAAGCATAGATGAACGTCTTAGACATGTCCC